CATAAGTTAAAACCTTAGCGATATTATTAGCGGCCTCATCTGAAGAAGAATTCTTCGATTCCATAGGAGGTGCAACTTCTCGAGAAAAAGTGAACCAATCATTCCATGTAGTTCTCTTCTTCTCATCAACCCCCATTTCGGGCATACGAAGTTGATTCCACAAAACCAATCCAGTGGCAATAGCTCCTATAACACCAATAGCAGTCGGAACAAGAGAATTGTATTCGGTGTAATGGCGCCTAGCGCGATTATATATAGCTGATTGAAGATTAGGATCACTCATGGTTCTCCTCTTCAAATCTTCATATCTTTGATTGAATCCAATCGCTCTACGCCACCACAACAACAAGAAAAACAATATTGCCATGCAGGAACTGACGCTAAAAGGTATAAACCACCAACAATACTCGCGTATCTCCAAGACTGGTATCAATCGAGTAAACGTAAAACGCCATGGAATACACAAATATCCAAGTATTTTTTGGAAGAAATAAATATCAACATAATATGACTTCCAATCAAGATAATTCTCGGTGAAAATACCCAAGTTAGCATAAAATTCTCTACGAGACATAACAAATTGGGAATACTGTGGGTAAAAATAATACCATCCCCACTCTGAATACTCACGTTCCTTCATGACAACGATTTCATATTCTCTCGGGTTCAAACCAAAATACTCCATGCAACCTTGAAAACAACACAAGATAAAAAATGAAAACAAACCAAAGATTAAAGCTCTGCGAAACAAATAACTGAGTGGAAGAAAAATTTGTTTTTCTGCAGCGACCATGCGCAGAAAAGCATCCTTTTTCTTACCAAACCAAGTAAGTGAGCCATCATCTCTTTGGGACCAAGAGCGCGGCAACAACGAGAATGTAGTACAGCCAACCCATTCGGGCCAGTAGCTTAATTCCTCAATCAATTCTTCATGAAAGCATTTCATTACGTTGTTGTCGATTTTCATGAGCCATCTCATTTTATCCAGCGGATTTATCCAGGGAAGACAAGCTTGCCACAACATGGAACCAGCAGTTCCAACAGCAGCGGAAAAAACACCGAGTTCCGGTCGAGGTTCATCTTCTTGATCTGGATCTTCCCTGCGACAATAAATACAAAAGTTGTTCCTAAAATCGCAAGGTGTTCGCATATCACCAACCTTGGTCCTAGCCGTGCAGGCATACTTATCAGAAACTTCTTTGGCATCCGATTGAATTACGTGAATCTTTTCACCCGAAACAGTATGGGACTCCTTGTTTGGGCAAACACACATATGAGCCAATCGTTTACATTCAAGACAACCTGCTTTCCGTTCCGTACGATACTGCTCATCCAACTTATCTTGTTCTGCATAGTGTTGAATACATTGATGACGAATTAATTCAAACAACTCACGAGTGTTGAGCTGAAGACTGCGCTTTCCATTTTCCAACTCAAAATAAACAATCTTCCTCTCATTACCAAGATACACAATTTCGTAAACATCAAACCAAT